GATTCAAAAGTTTATGATGTTTGGTATCTTCATATTCTTGTTCTGCATCCAACATCAACTTCTTGGTTTTCTTACGTTCATTGTACATCTCTAACAGCATCTCAGGTAGAAAACCATATTTGGTACAATCAAACAATGCACCATTTGGAGTTATTGTTTGTTTATTTTCTATGAGAAAAGAGGTATCAAACTCTTGTGATAACATCTTATCAACAGTAGGCATCGTTTTATGCATCCCCTTGATAGTCTCAGGGGAGATATTGTAGTTCATGATCAAATGTGGATACAATGAGTTCAAGTCAAAACTAACAACCCATTTATGAAGCCCCACTTGTGGTTCTTTAACATAAGCTCCTGCATACGCATCTGATTTATCTTTTTTGATGATTTGAGGAATCTGTATGTTTCTATCTCTTAAATAATTGTAGATAATTACATCCCACATTCTTACTTGAGAAAACACATCTGTATAATTACATTTTGCACTATAGGCCATAGTCAAGATCAAATCAATCAATTTCATCTTATCTTCAAGTCTATCTACTATCTCCACATCTTGAATATTATAATCAATGAATGATTGAAAATCTTTGGTGTACCACTCACGAAATGTATCGTATGGATTTGGGTCTTTACGTTCACCCAATTCAACAAATGCTATATGGTCTAATCGATAACTCTCTTGAGCTGAGTATGTAAACTTCTTATACAAGTCAAGGTAGTCCAACTGCTCCAGACCAAATACATTATAACAAATATGTTCCTTACCCTGAATGTATACACTATCTTTAAATACCGTTTTCCAAACAGATAAACGCTTAACTTCTTTTTCACCTAACCGATATTTGATACGATGTACTATATAAGGCAAGTCATAAAATTTAGAGTTCCATCCTGTAATAACATCTGGCTTATGAGTTTCCCAAAATTTAAGGAATTTCTCTAACAATTCATCCTCAGACACACACCTAACATAATGGACATCTTCTCTACTATTGGTATATTCTCCTACACCAAATACCACTATTTGTTTTGATTGATGATTCTTAATTGTAATGGAAAGAAGCTCTTCAATAGAATCTTCCACTTTGGGAAATCCATTCTCAGATGCTACCTCAATATCAATAGTCACAACTAGAATATCCTCCATCTTCCAGTTGATTTCGCTTCTCCAAGTATCAGAAATATACTGGAAATTCATACGAGTCATGCCGTAGATTAGATTTTGTTGTTCTGAATATTGTGAGAGAAATTCTTTTGCGTGCTTGATGGATTGTTGCTTAACAGGAGTGAGGCTCCTACCATCAAGAGTTTTGTATGGGGTTTCCTTTTGTACTGGTACAAAAAGAGTAGGTTGATATTTATTTCGGGCAGTTATTCGTTCTCCGTTTTGAACTCCACGAATAAGAATACTATTGCCGTAGCTAACTACATTTGTGTAATAATCCATAATATATCTATTATACTACAGCCAAACGAAAATGTCAAGTTTTATTTTATCCGTTCAACTGTACGTTAGGAAGTATAATTCCAGAGCCAAATTTTTGATTCCATGCATCTCTGGCTGCATCTACAGGATCGGCTATGCAAATAACCCAATCCATTTTAACTGTTACGTTGTCATTTTTTGAGAAGGGGGGCCAAGGTGCAAATCCTATACCTTGTTCGGTAGGCATTAATTGGCAAGGATTAGATATAATAACATCATTACTAATAACTGTTACATCACCTATAATTTCCTCGCCAGATTTTAACTTAACCAAGCGAATATCACTCATCTTTCTTTTTTCCTATATTATATTTTTGTTCAAGTATCCAATCACTCTTTTCTGAAAATGATAAAACTTTAATTTGACTCAATGGAGCTTTAGGTTCTGCTTCACTTACTAAACCAACTAAACCCCAATCACCTAGTAAACCAGCGATAGTATTCCTTCGCTCTATATCATTTTCTGTAAGGCTTGATTTCTTTCCATCTAATACAAAAAGTTCTTTAAAATGGACAATGTAATATTTGCCTTTCTTATGAAGTAGATGACAAGACTGCCACAACTTCTTTTCTCTGCGAGATGCTACACCAATTCGTGATAGAGTTTCCCTAACCTTCAAGAAATCATCAGGCTCCTTCAGGGTCACTTCTAACATATCAGATGATGTCCAATTTAAATCTTCAGTCATTTTCCACCTTTATCTAATTTCGTTTTCATATAGGATATATCCTCATCCGTGAGAACATTCAGAACTTCTTTTGCTCTCTGATCACTATATCCAAAATATTCTTTAATAGTCTCTAAATTTTTAATTTTAGATGTTTTAAGCCAAGGAGCAAATCTTTTCCTTGATCTAATACTATTTAGGAGAAATTGAAACTGAAGTTTGTTATCTAACCCATTGTAAATATTCATTTCATTTACTAATAGGATAGTGTCTGTAAAAGGGTAAATACAACGATTTGTTATATATGGGGAATATTTCTTCTCCCACATCTCATCATCTGAGTCCATCAATTGTTCTTTAGATTGATTGATGGCCTTCAGATATTCTTTCAATTCATACATTATATAGTGTGTAAGTAAGGGTTAATTCTTCATCTTTTTCTATGTCCCTACTGGTAACTAGAGAATAATAAGTAATTACTGACTCTTCTGGTGATTCAATTTTATGACAATTAGGCTCTTCGCTATGATTGATAAATCCACCTACTGGTGTACGAATATGATCTCCTTTAAAGCCTGGAGCAAACACATGAGAAATACCTAAATGGATTCCTTTTTTAATAGGTGTTTTCGCAAATAGCCCCACTCCATGAATTGGAGAATTTTTAATTTCTACTGAATCTGGTAATGGTTTATACATAATTATATTTAGTCATTCTTAGCACCTCCATGATTTTCTCTTACAATATCATCTGGATGAAATTCTCCCCAATATAATTCAAAAGCAATCGTATCTTCATGAGCTTCAAATTGATGAAATTCTTGAGGTGGTACAACATGAAATTGTCCAGAGGTTATAATGGTTTTATCAATAAGATCATATCCAGATTTCCAAACAGAAACAACTAACTTTCCTGTCTCTACATAGAATCCATTATATTTATGAACGTGTTTGTGTTTTGAACAAAATCCACCTTTTTTAACTTCAATACGATGAAATTCAAAATTGTGATTGGAAAATATATTTTCTGTCATTCCCCATACTTTACCAGCAATCATGTTGTTCTCCATTCTGCGATAGACTTTGCCACTTTATAATCATAGTCTGTATTAATATCCAATGCTCTATTCTCTGGCATCATATAATGAATTGGTTTCTTACCAAAAAAATATCTATTTTTCAACATCTGTTTATGGGGTTGAATGAATATTGCTCCATCTTGATAATATATCGGGTCAAGTGTTTTTGCTAAAGGGTGTTCTTTTTCATATGGATTATAATTCATCGGAACCAATTCTTCTTCAACTTTGTGCCATATATGAGTTCTCATTTCAACCATAGACATTAAAGAATCATGTTGTTCTACATCTCTTTCCATGAACACTTTCAATGCATCATCATACAACTGATTATCAACAAATGGATTTGTACAGTGGGCCCATAAAATTATATCCGTATTCACCTTCTGGCACATATCCTCTATCATATCGTTTGGTGTTTTTGTAATTTCATCACAAAACTCATCTGATCTTTTTACAACTTCTGCACCAATACTTTTAGAATATTCCAAATATTCATCTGAATCTGAACCAACAACAATTCTATCTACTCTACTACATGATTTCAATTGTTCAATTTTATTGCCCAATAATGTAGTTTTCTTAAATGGTAAAAGATTTTTATTCTTTACTCTTAGGCTTCCTCTTCTTGCAACAACAATAGCTGTAACTTCCATTATTTAAAAAACTCTGTTAAAGTGTTTTCATTTTCATGTAAAAAAATACTACTACTTTTATAATCAATAGTTCCACTTCTATTCAATTCGACATCAAACTCTTCTTTGATTTCTCTTTCCATATTATTGAAAAAATATGAACCATCCCACAAGTCATCTCTGTGAATTAATTGTTGACATTCTTTCCACATT